AACTGTTAGTGTTACGTCGTCATTACTTGTATAGCCTGAGCCAGCATTGTTAATAGTAATACTACTAACTTCACCTTCGGAGTAATAGGCATTTGTTACCGCTCTTTGCACCGGCATAAACTCAGGTGTTAAAAACCGATTTTGGGAAGAGAGAGGAATAGTATAGAGATACTTCCACACATAACCATCAGCTGTAGTAAGCGTGGTAATGTCTTGACCTGAAGGCTCTACAGTTGATGCAGCATTGTTGTTGTTAAATATGCATTTATAAACACCAAACGAACTAGTCAATACATAGAAATTAGATGTCTTAAGGCTGGTAGCTCCTGAATAAGCAGGAGATGTAGCACTGTAATTACCGTCAAATTGATCGTATACTGTACCGGTCGTCCAGTTTATTCTTGGCACTACATAAGATACATCTCTTAAATTAATCTTCTTAACACTTAAAATACCGTTACGGGTATAATATTCATAGTCTTGCGTAACTTCAGGGGTCCCTGGAACAAGAGGGCTTGCCCATTCAATTATATTACCAATAAAATAGTAATAATTAGCTCTTCGCGATAAGAATTCATTATAAACACTATCCACCAATGAACGATGGATAGTATCTTTTAATAGAAAAGACATGTTATGCTACTGTAACGTTCCAAGTAATAACCACCGTATCACTAGCGGTTTTAGTTACAACACCAAACACTGTTCTGCACAACATACTGCCTGATGAAGAAGCATTTAAAATACCAGCTTCTGTAAGAGAACCAGTACCTGTACCTGCACCAAAGGTAGCAACATAGGTAATAGTATTAGTAGATCTAGAAGTAGAGTCAAGTGCAACTCTCCCTAACTCAGTACCTAGTGCAGTTTGAGACGTAGTAGCAGTAGTATTTGATGAACCGACAGCCATGTGACTCATGATTGCAGTCGTATTACCCACCATTCTTGACGCAATAGTTTCTTTACCTACCGCTACAACTAAATTATTAATTTTACGATAATCTTTCTGATTACCATTCTCATCTAAAAGTATAACTTCTAAGTTACCTTTAACGTTTATTGATTCTGTGAACATTTATTATTCCTTAAATAACTACTTCGGATCCGCTGGATACATATAATTCTGAGAAATATGTGGGGTCAGAATAGTCAACTATATACCGTAAACCAGAAATTGATTCTGTAAACGAAACCGTGCTATCTGTATTATTTATAGTAGTAGAGAACGTCTTAGCTACTGCTTCAGACAGTGTAAACGTATCTAAATCAACTAATTTACCTACCCGTTTACTTACTGTCTCTAATGTAGTAAAGGTATCAAAAAGGTCTGCAAAAACATTTTGTTTAGATACAACACTGACGTTAGCAGATAAATTAGCTGTTGCAGACAATACCCTGTTAACAAACAAATTAGTACCAGCCTGGTGAACTAATTTTTTAACAATATTATAAAATGTACTAATATCTAGTTCAGATAGTATTTCATATGCAAATGGTTGATACCGTTTGCTATCTTGAACTCTAACATCAGGTTCACTTAAAAAGCCCTGGGTAGAAACGTATTCCCCGGGATATCTTGCTACAGCGCCTAATGTAAAGTTAAAACTAGCATCATTAGGATTTTCTACCCCGGTAGTAGTAACAGAGGTTAGTAGTTGAGAGGTTGAAGTACTTGAAACTAAAGTAGTTCCTGTATAGGTAAACGGAGTAACATAGTCTTCTAAGAAGTATCTATCAGCATCAGTTATAGAGTGTATTCTTGTTGCGTCAAAAGCTTCTGAAAAACCACCACCTTTGGTTTGAAAATACTTAACCCGTTTAGTAACACCTAGAGCATTAGATAATATAATACTAAGATCTTCAGTAAAATTATAACCATAATTTAAAAATCTTAATAATTGAATAGCCCCTGTTGAACTAACTCTTGCAATTCTAACTAATGTATCTACACCACTACCAACCGTTACGTTAAAGATTTGACCAACTCTAAAACCAGAGCCTCCGGATACAATTTCTACATTTGTTGTAGTTGGTTTAATAGTACCAATAAACAAAATTCCAGATGTACCAGTTACAGTGACTTCTTCATTAACTTCAAACGGTACTGGAAAAGCACTGTGATAAAATATCTCGTATAAATTACCACTAAGACTTTTAACTCTAACAATTTCTGCAGTATAATTAATATTGTTTTTAGAAAGTGTTAAGAACCTATCTTTTATATCTGCTGCATTTCCAGAGGTAAGAAGAACCCGAATAGAATTTCTAAGACTCCATTGACCATCAGATGGTCTTAATACAAAGTCATAAGGGTGATTAGTTTGAGCAACAGTATCATATAAAACTTTAAACAAAGTTTCAATAGATAAGGTACTACCTTTAGCAGCATATAGACCTTTAATTTTTTTAATTAAAAGTGGCTTATCAACTAATAAACTTACAGGTAGGTCTTTAGCATAGTTGGTTAAAAAGTAATTAACGAACGAATTTGTAGTTTGATCTATGTCACTGTACTGTCTTGCATTTTGAACAAGTTCTAAAGCACCCTGATCTTGTTCAAGAAACTTATAATAATATTCTAAAAACGCAACAAAGGTTGTATAGTCGGACCTGATAAACTCAGGTAGCTGACTACTTACAAGCTCTGATACTTTTTCTTTAATTCTTGTAGTCGCCATGTTATACCGAGGTTGTCACATTAATTGTTGTGCCTGCTAGCAAACCACCAATCTTATTAATGGTAGTATCATCCTGTACTAATATTTCGCTTCTAGAAACTGTTAAATTATAACTAGCTTCTTGAACGGTACCGGTGATTCTAATATCCGTTACACCGGCAGGTATACCAGTAGGAGTAATACCTGATATGCTGATTACACCAGTACCGTAATTAACAGAACCAACGTTAGTTGCTACTATTGAGCTGTTGACTACATTAACTAATCTCAGTACTCCAGAACCAGAATCATTTGGAGGTGTGTCATTAGGTAAGTCTGTTATTTTAACGAGTGTAGAAACTCCGCCTAAAGATATAAAGAAATAACTAGAAAGAATAGTACCTGGTTTTAAAGGATTTCTATACTTAATAGATGTATCCCCAGTAAATAAATTAGTTGTATTTAATGTAGGTATAATTCGTCTTTGTAATTTAAGGCTAATCAATGCACTGGTAATTGAGGAGTTCTTAGCTAAAATTGCGCTTGTTAATGATGAGTAAATAAACTCTTTATTAAATTTTTGAAGGTTAGTAGAAAAATAATCAGTTATTGCAGTATTAACTTGAGTCTTAATTTGATCAGATGATAAAGTGGTAATAGAAGTATTATAAACAATATCAGCAGTAATGTTAACAAAGAAGAAAGTAGGATCTACAAATTCAGGAATTATAGTAATACCTTGTTTAGATTTTAAAATGTTGTTTTTAATAGAATTTTTTGTAGCATCAGATATAGTAAAACCAGAGTACGGCTTCAAAGATATTAATACTTTACCGTAGTAAGGAGGATCGTTATCTTCCCCACCCCATACAGATACCGATTCTGCACCTGCGTAATTTGCAAGTATTAGAGCTTCGTAATCGGTTGCAGTTACCGCTCTATTCTTAGATGCATTTACCCGAGGGGCATTAAACTTAATAGAGGTGATACTTTCCGTATTTGCACCACCAGTGGAGTTACTATTAACAGTAATAGCAATTGCACTTGAACCGCCAATGGTTGTACCAGCAGTAAAGGATTGAGATACAGTACTGGACACGTTAACAGCTGAACCTGTTGCAACCAGGTATTGTATAGTGATAATATTACCTGCTGCTAGACTCTTACCAATTATATCATCACCAAAATAAATTTGATATTTACCTTGAGGGTTTTGTTCAAGATAATAGACAGCAGACGTACTTCCTATACCAGTAATATCTGTTGATAGGGTATAAGTGTTTGTAGTTGTATCAGAGGAAGATGTCTGTACACTGACTTTAATAGTAGTAGTGTCTACATCTTCATTTGGAATTTCATACTTAGCAGCCGGTGTTATATCGGATACAACATAGCTATAACTTAACAACGTACCTTCTGTAACGTCTACATCTGCAAACGTATAAGTAGACCCTGCTCTTTGAGCAGTTTTAGCGTCTGTAGTTAGAAACGTATATGGTACCCCATCAACAGTAGAGGTGAAAGGTGTGTACCGTTCCATTGTCAAGGATGCAGGTAAGTTAGATGGATTGGTAACTACAATATCTAAATTAGCAACTGCACCTCTGGCTGACACAGGTGTATACCCTAGATGCTTGGCAATAGAAACTGCAGAAGATCTCTTAACTGCAGAATCCAAAAACATCTCATTTACTACCATGTTAGCAAGGTAGGCATTGTAATGGGTATTGTATGAAAGAACGTCTAAAAGAGTAGATAGACCGGAGCCCTCAAAATCGTAATCTGTAAACTCAGTTTGAGCGTTTAAGAACGTTTTTAAGTTAGTCTTGATTTGATCAAAGTCAAGTTCTGCTATTCTTAGATTAGACATTATC